CTTCAGTATGGTGGTTTTACCGGCACCAGCGACAGCGTGCACGACTAGTGGAGTAGAAATTGGGTGCGTAGTGCGTTGGAAACCTGCTTTCCGTAGTAACTCAGTCACTATTTCCATCTTCATGACTGAGTGGAGACTTAACCCCGCTACGTGACGACTCCAGTGGCCATGATATACCCATGGCCACTAAGTGTTAGCATCCGTACAGTGGCTTGGTGGTACTCAGACTCCTTGGGCGTAAGAATTTGGTGTAGAGCATCACCATGTCTATATGCGTAGCTCAGATCCAGGGCGTACGCCACAGCTGTTTCTTTGTAGCGAGCAGTTTTGGATGCCAAAAGGAGTCCCGCGTGCAGTTTAAGTGGATCCTTAATGAGTCCAATGGGGGTTAGTCTCCATCCGCAAAAGGACGCGTAATCCCCAGGTTTCTGTTCTCTGAGCACCGTCTTAGAGGTCAGGCTCAGCCGATTGCGGATCATGGCGAACGACGCTTTTTCAATAGCAGGGGCATCCTGAACCATGTCGTCGCCTGCGTACATTTGGTTCACGTCTGATGGGACGTGAAATCTCGTATGATGGTACGCAATTGAGCACTCAGTGTTAGCGTCAAATGTTGGACCCTCACCAGTAAGACGCATGATGGCGAGAGTCCCCAGGAAAGTAGACGCGTTGAGTTTGAGGTGGGTGTACCCTTCAATGATATCCTCAGGGATGGAGTGGTGCTTGGCTTTAAGAAGTTCAAATTGTAGCATAGCCCCATCCTGCGATTGGTCGAAAGCTGTGAAGTCATTTTCATGACTATGACGATTGAATTTCCAGCGTTGTGTCACGAACTCATTCAAGTCGTCGGGCGTTTGCTCACAGCTTATCAGAATATTGGGTGGTTGGTACACCTGTCGCATTCGCCTCATGTAGCGGGCCATCGTGCCGTAAAGCATCACCGTTTCTTGCATGAAGGCAGCAATGGTTTGGCCGGCTTTAATTTTGAGGCAGCCCAGCTTTTCAACTTTCTTCACCCACTGCGACTTGAGAAAGAGTGCTATTTTCTCGTGAGGGAAGTCTGGGCTCTGGCGGAGCTGGGAATTGATGAGCATAGCCACGGGTTTGCTCAAGAAGGTGTGTTCCACCTCAGCTCTGCAGGAATTCCAAAGGGCCTGGTCGAAGGGGATCCGTTCAGCTGGAAGTTTCATTGCAACTCTGTAGTTGAAGAATAACAGATCACCAATATCTTTTTTAAGTGACAACTCCTTGAGATTCTGCTCGGGCGTTGAAATTGACAATCGCACCCGAATGGTTTCCCAGAGCAGAGTTTCGTCTTTCGCTTGCTGATGCGCGAAAAGTTGGACGACTGCGTCATCAGTCTGAACGCAGTTGGAGTGGCCCGTGTCACTACTGAATAACTCACGTTGGTGTTTTTCTGGAAGTTCTTCTACGATCTCACCAAGCGTAAGTTTGGCATTTTCCACAGGAAAGTGCGTGGTGGGGGCAGCTTCAACCACGACTGGCTCCTGTGGTTTCTCGTCAGCGGGAACAAGTAGGTCGTCACGCACAAATTCTATGAATGTCTTAAGGTATGGCGTGACCGCTAACTTGTTTGTGAAGTCACGTTCAGTGGCTGAAGCGTTCACGAAGGTAATTGCTTCAGATGCCCTTGAAAGTGCAGTGTAAAGGGTCCTCTCACAGCATAAGGGCGTGTTTGAATCAATTAATATTTGAACATGGCCAGCTGTGAGCCCCTGACAAGAGGAATAAGTCATTGCCCGATGGCCCATATCTAACAGAGCTTGTTGTTTTATGGTTGTCGGGCAGAGCACTGGTGACCCAGAGGCTATATTCGTTTTCACTTCAATGGGTGTGCGCGCTTCTAATTCAGAATAGACCCCCAGCGCGTTCGCCACATCCTTGCGGTTCCTGTGAGTGGCGTTTATGTAAAACCGGGAATATTGGTCAAAGTAATCAATCCCGGGGAGGGTCATTGATGAGGCGGCTTGCGAATTAGGCTCATGGTGCACAGTCTGGCGGGGATCACCTGTAAGGACAATAAGCTGCACATTTGAGTGCGCAAACAGGTAGGTCTCTATATAGCCAGCAGGAAGTTTCCCATAATCGTCGAAGATGACGACTTGGCCCGCGTTTTGTGCCAGTGCCTTCTCAAAGGTTTTAAATCTTCGGTGATCTAGCGAAGGCACCTTCCTGGTCCAGTCAGAGCGTAGCTCATTAGTGGGGAGAACAATTGTAACCGTATTGTCGTCCCGGCTCAATTCAGAACACCACTCTTGGAGAAAGCGACTCTTTCCTGAGCCGCCTGCACCGTGCACGACCACACCGACAATAGTGCGGTCGCCTGCCTCAGCTTTAAGGGATAAACCGTCCTTAAAGTCTTGTGCCAGCGTCCTGTAGAATGCTCCAACCCTTCCATTTTTGATGTCGGAGGCATAGGGTGCTGCTCTCGAGCTCAAGATTTGAACATTAGCTGGTAATCGTCTATTTGAGTTCAGTCTCTTGGCGAGCCCCGCTGGCAAGGTATCAGTGGGGATGGATGGCAAAGTTTTAGTATCGGTGACCGGCACGATGAGTTCGCCTCGTGGGTCACGTTGGAGCCGATTTCCTTCAAACCCATGTGCGTTCAACACAGGTAGCCACGCTGCCCATGGGTTCAGAGCCTCCTGGAAATCGCCGGCACTTGCCTGTGTCGGCATCGTTTTAGGTGATGAGCCTTGCTGTGGAGGGTCAGCAGGTCCCTCTTCCCCCTCTTCCTCTTCTGGAGTTCGCTCGTCAAGGGGTGCGAGGCAATCACTGAGGGGACAATTCACCTGTATGTCCTTCACCTCAAACGCGAAGGGGACCGTTTCCCACTGCAGCACCTTCATCAGTTGTTGAAAGCGTGAGGCGCCGGTGATTCTTTCCCAGACTTTGACGATACGTGATTTGATAGGCAGGAGTGTAGACGATAGGATGTTCATGCCCAAAATCGCGTCGTAGGTGTTGGAAGGCGGGAGCTTTGCTGTGAAGCGGAAAAAGTTGACTACATGCGTGAGCTCGACTGGGGAGTACATTTGTAACTCCTTAGTCGGGATCAACTGGCGCATCTTCGCGTAAATGTCGCGCTTCGAAGGATCCTTAACCGAGCGTACATACATCAGGAGTTGCATGGCAAGGGTTTTACGCATCGGCTGGGTGGAATTAAGCTCCTCTGGGTGAAAGATCTGTGGAAACTTCACATACTCGTCTGCTCTAAATGTTCTCACACGAGGTGTGAGCATTCGCCCGCGTTTAAAGACGAACATGTGGTTAGCGCCGATGGACTCAAGAAGTTGTGCCGTAATGCACAATCCATCGGGGCCGTCACCTTTGTAGGAAATGTAACCTGTTTGCAGCCACGAAAGGTGAGCGAACTCGTGGTGGTATGAGCCTCCAGCATGACCACCAGGTAAGTACTGGTAGCCATCGTAGTTATAAGTCAGTGTGTACAAGCTGGGCTCAAGTGACCGGTGTCTATATACTGCTTCTACTGGTAGGACCATCGTGGCGTAGACAGTATCAAGCACCGGGTTTTGGGTAAACAGGTCAATAAGCCATTTCTGCGATTTGAAATGGAGCGTGTCATAGATGCAAGCAATCGCAGTTTCAATCCTCACATGGTGAGGAACGGTGGATGGCTCATCGTATCTTGAAGCGTCTCGTGGCTCCCAGTGCATATTCTGGAAGACATCTCTTGTTGGTTTCCTCCGGAGGATGTTGAGCTTACTCCGCTTGAGGTACATATGGGTGACTGTTTTGTGAGGCTTCAAGATTTCCCCCAGGTTGGAAAGCAGCTTGTTTTCAATAGCTTTGGCTGCGGCATGGGGGTGTGGTAAGATAGAATGCGGATCTGTGAGGAT